CGTTAACGGAGTAAGCAAATGCACTCTTTCGGGCGGACCGACCGGATTGACCAACGTCTCAACATCAAACTTCACGGTATTTACTTTCACCATGAGCAATGGCGCTGGAACTCCAACCAAGGCCACGCCCATAACAATCGGTCTTCCCTTGTTTATTCTTTGATGCAAACTTGGCCATCATGGTTCCCGAACTGCTCGACGGACCTCTCGAAGAAGGTTTCGTCGGCTGTCTCGCGGACTCCAATGGAAGATGGCCTCGTAAAGCAATCCTCGCGAGAGGCTGCAAACCAGCGCACCTTGAACGTAGCTTGGGAGTTCGACAAAGAACAGTTTGCGGAGTTTCAATCGTTCTTCAAATACTCGCTATCCAACGGGTCGGACTGGTTCGAGGCCACCGTTCCGGTTTCCGGCCAGATGGAAACCAAAGTGGTGCGGTTTGTTGGTGGTGAGTTCTCGCACTCCCATTTTGCCATTCTTTCTGCTCGCGTTTCGGCCACGCTTGAGACACGCGATTAAGGAACATCGCCATGCACCCATCCCAAGCCATTCACGACCTCGGAACATTCGTTTTAGCTGCCATCCCCGTTGGTGGTTTTATTGCACAGGCCACTGACCTTTTGCCGAGTGGATGGAGTAGCATGGGAACTGGTGCTTTCGCCACAGCGACGGCCTATTTTCTTTGGGATCACATCAAGAAAAAGGAAAAGGACCAGAAAGAGTCCAACATTGCCGCGCTCCAAGCGAAAGACGACGAAATCAAACGCCTGACCGAAGACCTCAAGGCCATGAGGGACGTTTTACTCGCAGACTTCAAACAAAGGAATCACCATGAGACTCGTTAAATTACTATTCATCCTTGCCGCCGTCACGCCCATGTCGCTGACGATGACGCAGGGTTGCCGCAACGTCCCCGCTCAAACGCAGGCCGTCCAAACGCTCAAGGCCGTTGGCTACGCCGGGAAAGCCGTCATAGACGGGGCTTGGGAGCTTCGCAAACAAGGCGTCATCACGGAGGAGAAGTGGGCATCTATCGCCGCTTTCTACGACAATCGCTTTCAGCCTGCCTTTCGTGCCGCAACAAAACTGGCACACGAACGTCTCGACGCTCCGGCCCCGGTGGAAATGGTCTCTCTTCTCTCCGAACTCCAATCCCTCTCCAAGTGAATCCCGCCGTTGTCATCTCCATCCTCAAGCTCGTCGTTGACGAGGCTCCCGCCGTCATGCGAATGATTGAGGACATCCGCTCCGGCAAGCCTCCATCTGAGGCCGACTGGAAAGAACTCGAAGTCCTCGGCGCTTACTCATCTGAGGACGCGAAGAAACAATAAATGGCCACCTACGAGGAAGCAATTAAACGGGCGATGGCGTCCTGCCCGTCCAACGTGCCGATCCTTCAAACGATCCAGGTCCGTCATCCCGCGCTTCCCAACGGAGACCTCTGGTTCGTTGACCGCCTGACGCCTCGCACCCTCGGCCTTGAGGATGGAAGCTCACTTTCGGAATGCGGCCTTGACCCAGGACCGCCCGGCGCGGAGCCAGCGGACCCAGGCTCTCCGCCATCCGACCCAGGCGCGGAGCCTCCTGCGCCGGGCAATGAGCCCGTCCTGACTGATTATGTTTACGTGGCGGACGGGGTTTCGTATTCACAGGTGCCTTTTGACCGATTCCAAGACCCCGAGTCTGGTATTACTTTTTACAATTACTGGGTGAGTTACTACGCCGACTGGCAATCCGACATTTCTGACCCGACTGCGAGGACGGATGCCGTGACGAAGGCGACTGACATGTTCGAGTTCGATCATGATTGGTGGGCGGACTTGAAAGCTACCCACGACGCTTGGCTTGCCGCGACCGCCGCATACGAGGCATGGGAGGAGGCTACGGCGCTCCACGACGCATGGGCAGCGCGGGATGCGGCCTACACGGCTTGGACGGCCTGCATTGCCTCAGAAACCATAACGCAGGTATTTCAGCCGCTCGCGTTTGAAATCAAACTCGCCTCGACTGGTGAGCACGGAATCCAAGACCTCACGGTGACGGGATGCGATGTCGAAGGTCAGTTTGGCGACTTCATTGAGAGCGTTGCGCTGTCTGGCTCGAACGTCCCCATCTCGATGACCTACCGGGCTTACCGCGAGGACGATCTCAACACGGTTCAATACCTTCTGGAGATGTCGTTGTCTAAGGCGCGGGTCACGGTTTACTCGTTTTCGGCCCGCGCCTCCATCGGTGATTTAATCAACCGCGCCTACCTCACCGAGAACTTCACCAAGGAGCGGTTTCCGGGACTTGAAAGCCGTGGCTGACCATTGGGCAGAGAAACTTATCGGCCTGCCGTGGAAGGCGGGCGGACGCGGCCCGCATGAGTTCGACTGCTGGGGGTTGCTGGTTCACGTTTACCGCGAGCAATTCGGGGTGCTTCTCCCCGATTATCCGATTGACCCGGCGAACCGGATTGAGGTCATCGGCGCGGTCCAAGTAGCGATTGGGCGCGGCGATGCCGAGTTGATAGACCGCCCGGTTCACGGTTGCGGCGTCCTGATGGGAGTGAACAGCCAGAAAACGCATCACGTTGGCATCTGGCTTGACGTGGACGGCGGGAAAATCCTTCATGCGGACAAGCCGCGAGTCCGCTTCATGTCGGTGGGGGAAATCCGAAGCATCGGGTATCGGCACATCTCATTTTACCGCTACCACACATGGCCGTCATCCGCGAATACCTAAACCCGTTCCAGCCGGGACAGCCTGCCGTCGAGCATCAGCACGAAGGCGGAATTACCGTGTGGGAATGGTTGCAGATTCGCACGCCGGGATTCGTGAATTTCACGGTGCCGACTGTCTGCTCGGTGGCGATCCGTGGCGGCGAAGGTAAACTCGACTACCTGCTGCCTGAAGACTGGCACACCTACGTCATCCAACCGGACGACATTATCACGTTTACGGCGATTCCCGGCGATGTCGTAACCCTCTTCATCGCTATCCTCGTCGTCCTCGTTGTCGCGGCAATCGTGTTGGTGCTGACGATGCCCAAGCCTCAGCTGCCGGGGCAGCAGAAACTTCCCAACTCGGTCTACAACTTGGAGGGGAGGCAGAACGAAAACAAGTATGGTCAGCCCATCCCCGACAACTACGGACGGATGAGGATGTATCCCTCCTACGGTTCTGGCTCCTACAACGAGTTTGATGTGAACGGAAAACAGATTCTCTACGTGGTGCTCTGCCTCGGGCATGGTGAGTATGAGATTGAGACGGAGGAGGTTGACGGCGTTGAGGTTCCAAGTTGGCGCTTCGGCGACACGAATATCGTCAACTTCGAGGGAATTGAGGTTCAGAACTGCCCGCCTGGAACGCCGGTCACGCTGTTCCCTGACAACGTAATCACGGTGGCGAACGTGCAGGGCGTTGAACTCTACGGGCCGAACGAAGCCGAATACGTCGAGAACTCCGAAACCTACGCCACAGGGACGCTTCTCGGAACCAGTATCGGCATTGACATCGTGTTCCCCAACGGCCTCTACGCATCCGACTCGCAGGGTAATTTCATCTCCAATACGATCCAAGGGCTGTGGGAGTATTCGACGGACGGCGGGACGACCTGGACGCCGCTTTTCAACTTCACTCGGACGCTCGCCACTAACACGCCGCAAAGGTTCACCGTCAATACGACTGTCCCGCTCGGCGTGACCCACATCCGCGCTAATCGGGTGAACGACCGCGACCTCAACCCGCGCTCCGGCAACACGCTGTCTTGGCAGGCGCTCCGTATCTTCCTTCCCTCAACCGTGGACTACGGAGACGTTCACATGGTTGCGTTTAAGGCGCTGGCCACCAACAACCTAAACACGCAGTCTCAGGCGACGTTTAACTTTGTCGCCACCCGCAAACTGCCGATCTACGACCTGACCTACAAAACATGGTCGGCTCCCACGGCAACCCGCTCAATCGTTTGGGCGTTTGTCAACGTGGCTCGGGCGAGCTACGGCGGGCGAATGGCTGACAGCAAGCTCGACTTCGAGACTCTTGTTGCGCTGGATGAAATAGATTCTTCACTCGGAAATACCTTTGATGGCCAGTTTACCCAGCGAACCGGACTTTGGGACGGCCCGCTGAAAACCATCGCCGCTGCTTGGCGCGGTCGCCCGATGATGAACGGCAACAAGCTCACCATTGTCCGGGACGTTCCGATCACACTTCCCGGCACGTTCTACAACACGGCCACCATCGTCAAAGATTCCGCCGACTTGGCCATTGAAACGCCGGAGACAGACCCGATTGACGGGATCGAAGTGACCTACGTTGACGAGGACACGCTGAAAGAGGAAACGGTGATGTGCTACTTCCCTAATGAGGCTTACCCGGTGAACCCTGACAAGATCACGCTCATGGGCGTGACCGTTCGCCGCCAAGCCTATCAGGAGGGCATGATTCAGTATGCGAGGAAGCGTTACCAGCGGATGAATCTTACCATCAAGGTCGGCATGGAGGGGCAGCTTGCCGCCTACGGCTCAATGGTCGGCATCATGCGTGATAAACCGCGCTGGGGAGTCGGCGGGCGAGTTGAAAGCATCACGTTCGGGTCGCCCTCTATCGTGGAGGTAAACCAGCCCTGCCGTTTCGGGACCAATGCCGTTGCAGTCGGGACCATCACGACCAGCGGCAACGCCACCGTGACCGTGACGATTGACGGCGCTCCGGTTGTAGTTTCGGTAGCTGTCGTTGACGACGACACGCCGGGAATGTGGGCGAGCCGAGTCCGAAAGGCTCTCCTTGCTGAAACTGGTGTCACGGACCTCTACGATGTCTTCGGCACCGGGGAGCGCATCTCCTTGAGGCCGAAGGCTGGCACGGCATACGATGGGACTCTGAACATTGCCATCGCCAATGACACCTGCGCGGGGATCACGGCGGTTGTCACCTCGAATAGCTCGCACGTAATGTCGTTCAAAGCCTACAACGGCGACATGATGGGGCCTTTCGACGTTCTGCCAGGCGTTGACGACTACCATGTGACCTGCGCGGACCTCACCGACGATGCGGATGACGAGACCGGGATTGATAACATCCCGCTGGATGACATCCACGAACGCGCTCCTTTCGTTTTCGGGATCAACGACTTTTGGGTGAAGAAAATGATCGTGGTCGGAATGTCGCCCTCGGGCAAGGAGGAGGTGGAATTGCAGTTGGTGAACTACGCGCCGGAAATCTTCGCTGCCGATGACG